ATGCCTCTGGTGCCCTCGTGAAGTGCCGTAAGGTTGGTGCTGCTAACTGGGGTAATAAGTCTAAGAAAGAAGAGACTGAATACGAACTTGATGAGAAGTGCTGGAAGGGATATGAGAAGAAAGGTATGAAGACAATGTTTGGAAAGAGATATCCAAACTGCGTCAAGAAAGAAGAGGTCGAACAGATTGATGAGAAGAAAGGATGTGCTCACAACCATGAAGGTGAGGAATGCCCAGTTCATGGTAAAAAATCTTGCCCCGATTTAGTAAAAGAGGCACAGAGGATCCCACAAAGAACTGGTAATATTGTAATGGTTCTCCTCTCCTTCAGAGGTAGAATGTATTCCATTCAAATGTTCTTCCCATCTGTTGTTAAACCAAGCAGAGCAGAAGTTCAGGATCAAATTGAAAAAGTCTATCCTGGTGGCAAAGTCACAAGTTATCAAGTTTCTGAGTATAATCCAGGTGAACCACTTCTCTACACTGAAGGTGCTGCGTGGACCAAAAAAGAAGGTAAAAACAAATCTGGAGGATTGAATGAAAAAGGTAGAAAGTCGTATGAACGTGAAAACCCAGGAAGCGATCTTAAAGCACCTTCAAAAAAAGTTGGGAACCCTCGTAGAAAGAGCTTTTGTGCGAGAATGAGAGGTATGAAGAAGAAGTTGACTTCTGCTAAAACTGCGAGAGATCCAGATAGCAGAATCAATAAGTCTCTCAGAGCTTGGAATTGCTGATTAATTCATGGCAGATAATGTATACCTTGGCAATCCTAATCTAAAGAAGGCAAATACTGCCATCGAATTTACTCAAGACCAAGTTCTTGAGTTTGTTCGGTGTAAGGAAGATCCTGTCTATTTCGCAAAGAGATACGTCAAAATCGTTTCTCTTGATGAGGGTTTGGTCCCGTTTAAACCATATCATTTCCAAGAGAAGTTGATCAACAACTTCCATGAGAACAGATTTAATATCTGTAAGATGCCACGACAGACTGGTAAGTCTACCACTGTTGTGTCTTACCTTTTACACTATGC